GAGAACAAGCCTCGCGAAGACTCACCCTCCCAGATGTTTGGAGATGTGGTACACCAAAACCACATGACGGCACTTAACCCGCCTATACCAACGTCGCGACATCCGGCGTCCCGTACACCGTGAGGGAGTCGAACCCCCGACCCGCTGTTTGTAAGACAGCCGCTCGTTCCACTGAGCTAACGGTGCTTGCGGGGCACATGCCTAGATGTCGTTTAAGACTACGGATCTCCATCCGAGTCCCCCTGTTGGCGAACACCCAGCCGGTTACGGCTGTCATTCACACCCCGGAAGGTACCTCCCGAGGTCCTGTACCCCGCAAGCGTACGCACTATCACTAATGCGCCCTACACGGTGCTGACCGGTACCTCATTGCGTGCTGCCGGGGACTTGAACCCCGCACCTCCATTACCTGGTGCTCTGCCAACTGAGCTAGCAGCACTACCCCGAAACCACTCGGGGCCTTTGTATCCGCGTCGGGAGCTACCCGACCGAACCTGAGTCCGTGACGCTGGTTAAGCGCTGTCGACTTGTGGTGTACGGACTAAACACACCGTAGCGAGTGCAGGATTTGAACCTGCGGTCTTCAGTTTATGAGACTGACGAGGACAACCGGACTCCTCTAACCCGCTATGTGCCGGACCGAAGTCCGGACTTGATACTACTTGTCTTCGCCGGATGTCTGCAAGTCGATGTCCGGGACGATCGTCTCGGGTCGGAAAACCACCGTGTAGTGGTAGGCATCCACATCCACCGCTTCGAGCTGTTCCACGAAGTACGACACGTTGTCGGACAGACCGAGGAAATGCTTCTTGTAGGCGTCGTCACCGATCTTGCAGATGACTTCGAGCTGGTTACCCTCGTCGGTGATGGAGCACGCGCCTTCGATGGTGAGCAGGTACGTGTCCGTGATCCCGTTGAAGAACACGATTCGCCGGTTCACCTGGAACTCGTCTGCCTCCTTGGACAGATTGTGCGACACCGTATCTGATTCGCTGGTGCAACCGGCAAGCATCGCAGCCGCAGCGGTAGCCGCGAGGGCAATCTTCACTGAGTTTCGCATACGCATCCTTTGATCGTGGTCATTGTTCTTTCTTGCGATGCCCTAACCATAACAGGTGTCCCCGATGCTGTCAACACCGGGGTACTCCTGAACGTTTCCGCAGGTCAGACCAGGTACCACAGGTACTTGGTGCCTTCGGTGTTCTCCATCCTCACCTTCCCGTCACTCTGGAGACGACGTAGCGAGGTGTACACGTTCGCCTCCTTCTCGCGGAGTTCCGTAGCGAGCTGGGGCTTCGAGAGACCTTCGGGGTTCTCGGCGAGCAACTGGAGGATCGTCGCGTTCCGCTTGGCGACAGCGGCGGACATCGGACGGCCGCGCTTGGGCTCGGCCTCGGCCTCGGCAATCGCAGCCATCGTCTCGGGATCGGAGAGAATGGCGGCAGTCTCCTCCTCCGAGGTGTAATCGGGTTCAGGCGTAGCCGCGTGAACGAGTGCAGCCGCTTCCGCAGCGGCAGCCTTCATCGCTTTGAGGTCAGGCTTCGGCTCAGCTACCGGGGTGGGAGTCGCGCGCGGAGCGGCCTTGGGTGCGGGTTCCGCTGCTTTCCGCTGCATCTCCGCTCGCTTCTCGAACGCGTTCTTTTTCTGTCGGTTTGTCGCCACGTACATGATGGTACCTCCAAAGAGTGAAAGGGGCTCCCGACTGGGAGCCCCTTGGACGTTCTAGAAACCGGGGTCGATCGCGCTGCCGTGCGTGCTGGCATTCGTGCCGACGTGGCCACCACCGACAGGCGGGAACTCGGTGACCGCCATGGCACCGTCACGCGGAGCCTTGAGCTCCCAGGAGACTTCGACCTGGGGGTTTCCGTCTCGATCCATCTGAACCGCACCGTTGCGCTTGGCCTCCTGCGTCTTGACAGTGACCGTCTTGCCGATGATCGCGCGTGCGATCTGATCGAGCGTCGGACGCATCTGCATCAGGGCCTCATCCGAGATGCCGAGTGCCTTCATGCTCTTCATGAACAGGCTGGCGTTGTTCTCGGTCATGTAGATCCGGTGGTGGAACGTCGTGGGCCGCTTGCCCGCGTGCTCACCTTCGGTGATCTTGAGACGCATCTCGATCTGAGGGGTCTTCTTCTGGCTGGATTCGCCAGCTTCGGCGGACTCGATGCGCACCTGGTAGTTGCCGATCGGCGCGACCTCGGTAACGCCGCTTTCCTTGGCCTTGGCGACCAGGACATCCCACGGGACAGTAGTCATGTTTCATGATCCTTACTCCGGCACGAAGCCGGGGAAGATTTGGCCCATCATCTGTGTGATGTTGGGGTTTTCAACGGTGTTGGATTCGAACCGGTCTTCGAAGTGCGAACCGGTGATGTAGTTCGGGTTCGGCTTCACCATGAGCGAGCGAACCAACGGGCTGTCAGCGGCAATGATGCCATCCGCGTTAGGGACCTGCTTGACCGTGAGGCACGCCGTGGTGTTCATCCAATAGGCGATGCCCTTGCGAAGCGCGCCTTCCATGTTCGGGACGTACTTGCCGTCTTGCCGAAGGTCGCCTTCGGCAGTGAACAGCGCGACCCGGAACGGGTTGCGGACGTCCTTCACCATGTCTCGGAAGCGTTGGATCTTCTCGGACATGCGGGTCAAGAGCTGGCCCCAGTCCGAATACTGCTGATTCCCGGACTGGAAACCGGGCAGCGCTTCCTTGCAACGCTTCTGGAGCTGCGTCACCGAGTCGACAACGATCGACTGGAACGGGTGATCAGGCTGGATAGTCCACTGAATGACCTGCTCGACGGTTTCCCATCGGAGCACGTCGACCACGCAGATATCCCAAGTCCCGTCCGCTTTCGGCGGCGCTTCGTTCGGGTCCCACCACACGACGCGGTAGGGCTGCTCCGGGTTGTTGGGGTTCTTACGCCCCTCGAACGCGTTCCAGGACCCTTCGGCGTCGAGCGCCAGTACCGGCCCGGGGCACGAGGCCCCGAGCGTCGACTTGCCGCGCTTGGTTTCGGCGTACACCAGGAACGTCGCGTTATGGCGCGGGTTTCTGTCTTCGGTCATCTTGTCCTTCCTCTTTGTCCTAGGTCTGAATTATATCATGCCGCGTATCGGGCCAGTGGGTCACGCTCGGCGAACTCCTCCCGTACCATGTCCTCAGCTCGGGAGCCGTCGTCATAAAGCGGGCATAGCGTGAAAAACTGACACTTCCAAGAGCAGGAGTCATCGGGACTTGGCTCCGCGATGTGCGCCTGCTCTTCGACCGTAGCGCCAGCGAGCAGTGCCTCAAGCTCGAAAATCTTTGTGATCTTCCGCTTCATGTGCAACTCGTACGAAGCGATCTGGTCATCGTTGTGGTTCACCTCGAACCGGTCGTAGAACGGCGGTTTCGCCTGCTTGCCGCGCTTGACCTTCTTCAGGACGTTGTACAGAGCGCCATCACTCCAAGTGCCTGCGGGCTGCGTCATTCGCTCCAGCCACGCGTAGTGCAGCATCTGCGGATTCATGTGCAGCGTCTTGGTGGCAGATGTGAGGCTAGCAGCCGTCTTGTGGTCGAGTAGGAGATGCGCCCCGTCCATGAGGCGACGCACCCGAGCGTCCAGCTTGCCGACGACTTCGAACTTCCCGAACCGTTCCACGATTTCAGGTGCGAAGTCCGAGCCGCGAACCGAAACGATCTCCTCAATCGCGGTGAACTCGATACCGGCATCGACACCGGACTCCGCAACCCAATCGGCGTAACCCTCCAGCATCGCGCGCTCAAGTTCGGAGTCCTTTTCGAATGCTTTCGCCACTTCAACATCAGGATAGGTGCCAAGTTCGGTGCAGTTGTCCAGATACGCATTCCAGTCATTGTCTTGCTCGGACTTGAGTTCGTTAAGGTACATCTCCGGTTCAGGTCCGTAGAACACCTCAAGGGCGGCGTGCACGCGGCTACCGGAGCGGAGCGGACCCGAAGGGTCGAGCGTGATCGGTGACAACCGGCGATAGCTGGACAAGTACCAGCGTCTGTTGCATTGGAACTCCTTAAACTCGCTTTGACTGAATCGCCTCACGTTCCCTCTCCTCCTTCACTTCGGCCTCGTACCTCGGTGCCCAGCGTTCCACGAACGTTCTGAGGTTCGCGATGCGCTTGCGTTTCTTCTCTTTGGCGATGTACTCGGGCGTGGCCCGTTCGTCGTCATACCGCATGCTGGGCATAGTTACACCCAGTAGAATCGGATGGTCTTGACACCGGTGGGGATACGCGCTACGTCGATCTCATATCCCTCATAGTGCTCGTCAGACCAGTCTCGCGCGATGTCCGCACCGTATGAGTCGAGATCGACAGTCATTCCCGCAGCGTCCGGTTTCTCTCCTCGAAAGAAGGCGTGCACCTCATCAGGAACCGGGATACCCGCGTCGATGCAGGCATCATAGACGTTCTTCATCTTTCGGTATTTCTCGTCAGCTGGCATAATCCCCACGACGAACGTTGACATACTCATGTCCTATCCTCCCATCAATCCGGTAGATTCAATCCGGGCCGCTTCCGCGTCCAGATCATCGGTGGTCTTGCCCAGCGCGAGGAGCTTAGCGCGGTCACGCACGATCTCCTCAAGCCGCTCGGCCTTGTCGTACAGCCTTTCGAGCTGTGTCTCTTCGATCGTGCCAGCGGCAACCAAGTCGATAATGGTCACCTTGTCGTGCACCTCTGAGCCGATGCGGTGAATCCGGTCAACGCCCTGATTGTTATCAATAAGTGACCAGCTTCGCTGCAACCGAACCATCGTGTCAGCACGCGTCAGGTTGAGCCCAACCCCACCCGCCTTGTAAGTAAACAGAATATGGTCGATCTTCCCATCCTGGAACGCCTGCACAGCTGCGTCTCGCTCGTCCGCTGACACACCACCGGTCACCCGAGCGAACGGGATACCGGCATCGGTCATGCGGGCCGCCGCGAGGTCGATCAACTGCCGGTGCTCGGCAGCGATCACCATCGGCTTGCCCGGATCGTCTTCGATGATCGACATGAGTTCATCGATCTTCGATGATTTCGGCGTGTCGGTAAGCGACACAAGCCACGTGGCGGGGTCTTCGGGGGTCTCCCCCTGTTCGACCTCGCAGTAGGCGGACGCGAATTGCAGCAACCGGGTTGCCCCGGCCAGGTTCCCGTTGGCAACGAGCACCGTTCCGTCCTCAAGCACGGTCACGAGCTGTTCGGCGATGTCCTTGTACGCCTTCGCCTGCTTGGGGCTCATCTCGACATCGCGTCGCATGAACACCTTGTCGGGCAACTGCTTGAGGACATCGGCCTTGATCATGCGGCGGAAGTGCGGGTCGAGGATCTTGAAGAACTCCTCTTTGTTTTCCGGCTTGAGGCCGACAATCGACATGCCACCGAAGTGGTTGTATTCGATCTGGGCGTATCGGTCGATGAAGGCCGACTTTGCCGGGTAGGTCTCCGGTGCAATCGCGTGCATGATCGACCACAGGTCACCAGGGTGGTTCGCCACGGGCGTACCTGTAAGCGCCCAGCGATATTCGACAGTCGGGCCGTGGAACACGTTCCAGATGGCGCGCGTCTGCAAGGCGTTCGGGTCCTTGACCCTGTGCGCTTCGTCAAGCACGCACACTCGGAACGGGATGCGGTTGAGTTCCTTCTCGTGCACCTCGCAAGCCGACTCTTTCAAGTCCGGCGTACCCGGCTGCGTCTTCGTCTCGCACTCCATGCAGCGCTTGAGGCGCGTCGAGCCATAGGCGGACAGGCGGGAGTGCAACTTCATCGCTTCGATGTTCACGATGATGATCGCATTGGATGCTTCGGCAGCCTCGGTGATCTGCACGCGTCGCTTCGCGGCGCTGCCCTGGATCACGAACGGGTTCGCCTCAGGCAGCCATCGCTTGATCTCGCGTTCCCAGTTCCGTTTCAGTGAGTTGGGGCAGACGACCAGGGCGGGGTAAGCCTCACCGATCATGTCAACCGCACGCACAGCCGACAATGTCTGAAAACTCTTGCCAACTCCCATTTGATCTCCCAGTAGCACACTGCGTGCTTTGACCAAAAAGTCACGTCCGGGGATCTGGAACGGGTACATGATGTTATCGTGTTCGTTGGTGTAGTCCGAACTACCAGCAAGCGACAACGCCTCACGCAGTGCCAGCACTTCGTTACGACGTTCACGCTCGGAACGCGCCCAAGCGGCAAGCTCGGGTTCGACCACGATGCGGTCACCGAACAGTTCGCGCAGCACGATGTACGCGGCGTAGGACTTCGGGAGCGTCCATCGCTTCGCCTTGCGGTCCCACTTCTTGCCGGGGATCATCTTGATCTGGTAGGAGTCGTTCCAGAGCGTTTCGTCGGGCTCTCCGTTCGCCTTACGGCTGAACAGGGTAATCCGGTCATCTTCGCCGAGTTCGGCGTAGATCTCATTCATCGTTCATCCTTCCGTCGTAGGTTCCATCTTAGCATCCCGTACCAGTTCTGACCAGCGGGTATAGTCCACGTCCTTGAGGAGCGCGAACGCCTGTCGGGCGGCGTCGTTGGCGTGGCGCATCTTCGGGTCGTACCAGCCCATGGCGCGGAGCATGTCGTCAGAGGCGAACTTGAGGTTTGCCTTAAGGTACTGCCTCGGTTCCGGAACGAGGGGGAACAGCGAGGCAACCCCCTTCACTGCCCCCGTGATCTCCAGTGCTTCAGACTGCTGTGAGAGCTTCGCGGTTCGAGACGTAATAATGTACTTCTCAACCGCGATATGGACGTCAGTTTCCTCGACATGCGCGAGCACCCGATTCAACCACTCGTAGAGTGTTGAAGCGACCTGCCAGCTTTCGAGCTGGACCGGCCCGTCCGGAACGTACGTCATGTTGGCTTCGTACGTGCGGTAGATATAGACGCCCGTCGTCAAACCGGGGTCTACCCCAATGATCATGCATCCGTTAGATGTCACGCTTTTCCGCCCACCTCTTTGCGGTTGCCCCGCCCGCTGTGAGCGGCAGGGACAACAGAGTGTCATCATTCATCACGTCTTGCATCGTGGCGATAGCTTCGGGAACCTCATCGTCCGGTACTTCAAGTACTGCCTCATCGTGCACCACCAACTCCAGTGCATCGCCGAGTCCGGCCGCGTCGATTTCGAGGAGCTTCATCTTCATGATCTCGGCCGCCATTTTTTGAATCTGGTGGTTGACGAGCTGATACATCAGGTTCGGGTTATGACACAGCGACCGGCGTCCGGTAAGCGGAGAGATCACGTATCCCACCCCCTCGTCTCGATACCGCTGCCTGGCAACCTGTTGGATTGCCGACTGGAAGGCGGGAACACCCGGGTAGCTGTTCGCGAAGTCCCGCGACAACTGCTCGATTTCGGCGAGCGGTCGCTTCGTGGTCGTCGCGAGCGTGTCATTCCCCGAACCGTAAATGGTGGCGTAACCGTACGACTTCGTAACGTTTCGCCTCGGGTCATTTTTCATGATCGTCTCGTCCTGGTGCACTTTCCGCGCCAGCGTCACGAAAAAGTCCTCATCCGCTTCGAATGCCTCGAACAGGCCGGGGTCCTTTGACAGGTGCGTCATGATGCGCATTTCGATCTGATCGAAGTCGAACAGAAACAGTGTGTGACCTGGTGAGGCAACGATGCAGTTGCGGGCGATCATGCTCAGCGGATCGTCGTCTTTGACGCGGGTAAGCTGCTGCAAGTTCGGCTCACTCATCGACATGCGCGAGGTCTTGACACCGAACGCTCCCGCTTTCTGCTCGTTGAACCCAAGCGGGTTGATCGACGGGTGGATACGGCCGTCATACTCCGAGTACTGCAAGAACCTCTTGAGGTACACCGAGTTGATTTTCTCCGCTTTGGACCGGTACTGCAACAGCTTCACCAACGGGTGGTCGATGCCCTCAAGCGCGAACTTGTCCAGCGACCACGCGCCTTGGCCAGTCCGCTTCCACAGCGGCACCTTGTCGGCTACGAGTCGGTCAATCACCTGTTGCGACGAACCGAGGCTTACCCCGAACTCGTCATGCCCGCGCTTGGTCAAGTCGTCGTGTAGTTGCGTCAGATCGTCGCGGCGATCTTGGGTGTACTCGCGGTCACAGGCTACGCCTTTCTTTTCCATGCGGTCAGTGATGTTCCCTGTGGCTACCTCAAGGTCATACGCCTTGGAGGCGGTAGGCAGGACGTTCGGTGCGTGGTGCTCCCATAGGCGCACTGTCAGCACTGGGTCGAGTGCGCCATAAAGCCAAAACACGGCACACGGACCGGTAGCGGTGATCGGGACGGTTCGCCATGTGTACCCTCCTGAGTGCATCACCGCGTCAAGCTGCGACTGCATGGCAGCGGCCCGCGCGTCGATGTGCTTCGCGCATTGCTGCTTGAGGCCGATCGACACTGTTGAGTCCGCAATGTGCGCCAGCGGCATCGTGTCGTCCACCAGGTGCGCGGGCACGATGATACCGATGTTCGCGAGGTGCCGGACATCGAACCACGCGTTGTGGCCCACGAACCTCCCCATGCGCGACCAACGCGCAACGATTTCCTGAACGAGCCCGTACCAACGGTTAACGGGGATCGCCCATCCTTGGAACCGATCGCCGAACTGCACGAGTCGCGGTCGGTCGTGGATCTTGTCAAGACCAGTCGTCTCACAGTCGAACCCCAGGTGAGAACAAGTGAGTCCCGAAAGCCAATCGAGGCAGTCGCGAACGTCCTCGTATGTCTCAACTAGGTGGAGTTGTACGCCTTCGAGCATCTTTAGTCCTTTCATCTTCGATCTTGAAACGGGAGCCCCGAAGGGCTCCCGTGTACGTGCCTCTAGCTTACCGCATTGGCCGCAACTCGGCTAGCCCAGTACAGCGGCATCGTAACCGGCCAGAGCGCGGCGATACCAACCGTAACGAGTAGGTCACGCCAGATCTCGTCCTCCTCGGTGTCGCGGTGGCGGGATTCAGGCAGGGAGCCCATAACGGTAGCAACGGTGCTGTACAGGATGACTCCCGCACCGATAGAGAACATGATGTAACCAAGGGCAAAAAGGGCAGACCAAAACACGGCGGATTCCTTGCAGAGCTTGCGGACGGTACCCCAAGCATAGGGAAGCCCCGACGCCGTAGTGACATCGGGGCTCACGCGTTATTCAGCTTCACCGTTCACGATCGCTCGGATATCCTCCGCATACAGGCGGGTCTGGCCGCCCGGAGTCTTGATCCCCCGGAGCCTGCCCAGGGTCACCCAACGTGTGACTGTCTTCGCGTCAACTTTCAACGCCTTCCCGACCTCACTCGGTGTCATGAGTTCCTTGGGTTCGCTCACGTCGTCTCTCCTTGTGTCTTCGACATGCACGGGATGCACAGGTCTGCCTGTAGCAATCTGACAACATACTGCCGGTTGCCCGGTGCGGTGAGGCCGGTAACGTCCATGATCTCACCGTTGCTGTTTCGGATGGTGTCGCCCATGAACGCAGCATGCCACCAATTGGTGCGTTGCTCGACACCCAAAGTGCAACCGCAGCCGTCGCAGTAGGTTCTAGTGGACATCGGCTAACCCCAGTCCCCATCAACGATGAGAACCAGGAAACCCCAATACGCAAGGATCACGATTGCGAAGACAATCCACGGCCACGGGCTTTCATACCCAAGAACTTGCGTGATGCAGGCTCCGATAAACCCAAGCACGATTGAAACGAGGATGTGCAACATCACTGCCTACCGATCCACTGCCCGAATTCGAGGAGAATCCAGAACAGCAACGTCCCGAACCCGATCACGGCCGGAATGAGCACGAGGATCACGCCGATAGCGCAGCCGTTGAGCTTCGGTTTGTCGTCGGTCATCTACTTTCCTCCCAGCCCGGGAAAGTTTGCGTTGTCGAGTCCCGTGAAGAACACCCCGTCACCGGTCCGGTGTTCTCCTGCGTGTCCCTTCACAAAGATGCACGGTTTCGATGCCCCGGTGTATTTGCCGTCAAGGTATCCATGCAGGCTGACGTTGCACGGCAGCACTGGTTCAGATTCGGCCTTCGGCGCGGCTTTCGCCAGTTCGGCGTACACGGCAGCCTTCGCAATGGCTTTTCCGATGTCGTTGCCCGGTGACTCTTTCCACGTGGTTTCTAGCCACGCTTCGGCCTTGTTCGCGTAGTAACGAAAGTCTTTCAGTTCGTCACTCATCGTTGTCTTTCTCCATCCTGTTTTCGCACGCTTCGATGATCGCTCGGATCCGCCGGATCGAATCCTTGATACCGAACCGGCTCCGCTGTGCGGGAACGCTCGGTTCCTTGGCGCGTTCGGCTTCGAGTTCCGTCAAGGCTTCGACAGCCTCTTTCAGGACTTCGATCTTGATGATCATGATCATGCGCTCAGTAGAGTTCACTCTGACCACTCCCGCAACAGGATGATGTTGTTGATCATGACACGCGGCAAGTTGTCGGAACTGTGCTTCGGGATATCAGCTTCGATCGCCTGCACCGCCTCAACGCTGTCGATCGGCGTTTCACGCTCGTAGAACGTTCGACCCAAACCATTGCTGAACTGGTAGGCAATCAGGTACAGATATCGGTTACTCATCTTCGGTGTCTCCCGTCTTCTCGATCCACACCACGCGGTAGGAAACGGTGCCATTGCCGAACGTCAGCTGTGCGATGTGGTGTGTGCACGTGTCGTACACGTTCGCATTCGCGCTGAATTCTGCGTTGATTTCGTTGACGACATCGCCCATGAACTCGGACATCTCGGCGAACTCCTCACGCGCCTTGTCGTTGTCCTCTTCCAAGATGCTGTATTGCACGTCGATGCGGCTGGCGGTGTTCAGCGTTGCAGAAAGGGGATAGTCGTACAGGAATTCCGCGAGCGCTTCGAACCCTGAAACGACGCTGTCCCTGTGCTGGTTGTCGGTCATACCGAACATGTGATGTCCTTCCGTCTTTGATCGTGATCTTGGGGTGTTGTTGTCGGGAGCAGTCCCACCCCTCTAAGACTGCTCCCTCACAGCGAACCTGGTAAGCGGCTGTTCGCTGCGTTCCCTTGCCCGAAAGCATTGGAGAGACTTGTCAAACCTACCATGGTGCGCCCGTTCGTGCAACATGGGGCCGGTGTCACGCGAAGATGTCATCCTCGGGAACCAGGGGCACCATGTCTTCGAACTTCTCCAGGATGCGGTCAAGCGACTTGTCGACAGCGGCAGCGGCGCGGAACGCGGTGGCGTTCGGGAGCGGGATCTTTGCCGGGTGTCCGTTCTTGCTCTTCACGTAGAGCGACTTCAACACCTCAAGCGGGTCCGGCGTCCACGTGGTCGACACCCGCTGATCCTCACCGGGGATAGTCGACTTGCCGATGGTCAACACGAGGAACATCGGAACGTTGTCGTCCGTGTTCACGCCCATGATCGCCACGTCCGCCCAGCGGCACGCAGAGCAGGTCTGCCCGCGGGGGAGCGTCGTACCCGGCATGTGTCCATTGTGGGTGCCGTTCCGGTGGCGGGAGGACCCGAAGCCCAGTACACGGCCGGTGAACGCCTGCCCGGAAACGGTGAAGTCCTGCACGGTGGGGTCATCGAACTCGCATTCTTCGGCAGCGAACTCGGCGAACTCGTCCGAAACCACGTCCAGGGGTTCGTCTCCGATACCCTTGGTAACAGCCTCGCGCGCCTCATCGTCTCGGTACACATCCATGCTAGTTCTCCTCATCTTCGTGTCGTTCGTCGGTTTCGTACCAGTCGCCCTGGTGGGATTCGCGCGCCTGCTCGGCAAGGTGTTCTCGGATCGCTTTGAGGACCGCAGGGTCCTCATACATCCCCATGTCGGTGCTGCTCATGGTGTGCCCCTTCATCATCTTCGATCTTCGCAATCGTCAGCGGGGTTCCCCGGCTACCGCAAGGGTATCATGAGGCGTAGGATAGAACAACGAAGACCAACGATGAGAGGATGAAGGATGGCAACGGTTCCCTTTTCCGATACGGCAGCCGGAGGCCAAGCGCCCAGCTCGGGAGCGGTCGCGTACGCCTGCTCGCAGCTCGGGTTCCGCGTGTTCCCGCTTGCACCGAATACGAAGCGGCCCGCCATTGAAGGATGGAAGACGCGCGCCACGTCCGACCTTGACCAGATTCGAGAGTGGTGGGCCGGGGGCGAGTTCACCGGCTGCCCGGTCGGCATCGCCACCGGCCCTGGCTCGGGCGTGTGGATCTTGGACATTGATACCAAGCACGGGATCAACGGATTCGAGGTGTTCCACGACCTCGCGAAGGCGAACG